GAATATGTTAATCCCGATATCCCCGAGGACTTGCCCTTTGACGAAGCGGCTAACCGACTCTTTCGGGAAGAGGCTTTAAAGGCCGGCATGACCAACGAGCAGTATCAGGCGGCAATGTCGTTTGATATCCAGCGTTTGGAGAGCATGATCGATAGCCTTGAAGCCCAACGGAAAGAAGCGGTGGCTCAAATTGCAAAGGAGCAGAATCAAAGCGAGGATTCCGTGATTAAGGCGACAGAGGACGTAGCAAAAAAGCTTGGGCTGGACGAAATGTTGTCAAAGCGGCCCGACATTTCAAGTGACCCCGACTTTATCAAGGCGATGCACTCAATTTCGTCTAAGATAAGCGAGGACACCTTGAAATTCGGCAAGACCGGCGATGACGGCAAGCGTTTAGGCGCTGATGGCCGGCCCGTCTTACGGTATGAATCTATGCAATAACAGCCCGCCTGCGAGAAACGGGCAAGACAAATGGCAGTAACAGGAGTTACCACTACCCGCATGACCATTGCGGAGGTATTGAAACGACTCGACCCTAACGGCAGCTTGGCGCAGATTGCTGAGGTGCTACAAGAAACCAACGACATCCTTCAAGATGCGCCTTTCATGGAAGGCAACGATATGTGGTCGCACAAGACCACCCGCAGAGCTTCGGAGCCTTCCGGCACGTGGCGCAAGTTCAATGCCGGTGTTGACAAGGAACGCAGCGAGACCGTCGAAGTGGTCGATACCATCGGCTTGCTTGAGGCAAGATCCGAGATCGACATGGAAATTATCAATAGCTTTCCCGATAAACAAGCGGCACGTTCTCAAGAGGACATGGCCTTTGTAGAAGGACTCGGCAAAGAGGCCGTTGCCACCATGCTCTATGGCGATGCCAACGACGACCCTGAAGAGTTCACCGGCCTTGCACCTCGCCTGGATTCCCTGGGGAGTTCCCTCTACAACGTGATCGGTGCCGGCGGTACTGGTTCAGACCTTTGTTCGATATTTGTGGTCGATTGGAGTCCGTCTACCGTGTTTATGGCGTACCCGAGAGGCACCAAGGGCGGCCTTGAACACATTGACCGCGGCATTGAGACCGTTCTCGACGGTTCCTCCAAACCTTTCCTTGCCTATGTGTCTGTCTTCAAATGGCGCATGGGTATGGTGGTGCGGAACTTCAAGAGTATCGGGCGAATCTGCAACATCGAGGCAAGCGGGGCAAGCAACATCTTCGATGAGGATGATTTGATTGACCTGACTACCAGGATGACGCAGGGGCCAGGCCGAAGAATCTATGTAAATCGGTATGTTATGGCCCAAATGTGGAAGCGGCTGAAAGACAAAACGAACGTCTATCTGTCTCCCGCGGATGGCCTTGATGCCGGCGGTGCGCCGATGCGCTTCAACGGTATTCCGGTGCGTCAGGTTGATCAGCTCTTACACACTGAGGGCGCTATCAGCTAACGATAACGAATTAACCGCCCGCATTAAGGAGTACGACAATGGCATTGGACAAAGATTTTGAATTTTCCGATAAACAAAGTGTAGCCATTTCGAGCGGCAGCACAGGGGTAAGCACCTATGGGAATTACAACGCGGCCTCCCCTAAAGATTGCTTTGGTTCTTCCAAGGCGCTTGAGATTGGCGGCTCGACCTTCACGGTGCAAGTAACCACTGCGCTTGTCGGAGCAGGTGGCACCCTAACCGCAACCCTTACCACCAAGGCCGGGGATGCATCCGTTAGCTCCGGTGGTACGAGCATTTGCTCTGTGACCATCCCAGCGGCTTCGGCGGCTGGTGTTAGCCGGAGAGTCATTGTACCGCCCGGAACCGAACGACTTGCCTATCTTGGTGTGGTCTACAGTGTCGGTGCGACCATCTCTTCCGGCAACGTCAATGCGTATCTCGGACCTCCGAGCCAGGCGAACGACGCTTAATCTGTAACGCCCCGGTGTAACAGCCGGGGCTAAACAAAGGAGCATTACCGTGGCAACACAAGATGTTACTGTTAGCAAGGCGGTTGGCGGCTCTAAGATGAGCGGCCTTAAAACTGCTATCAAGCTTGATTTATACGATGTTTACACCTCGGAAACGGGGTCAACCTATCCGCATAACGCGCATACGGACGGCCCCCAAACTATCGTGGTGGTCTATGAGAAAAAAGGCTCAAGCAATACCTGGGCCAAGGCCACCATGAACACCAGCGCATAAGGAGACAACATGCCCGAAAAGCCCGCAATTTCGTTTTTTAAGAGTTTAAGACGCCTTGATGTGGTCGAGCATATCCATAGCCGGCTGGTCAAGGAAAACTGGTTTATCGATGTCGATACCGGAAAGTACCGCCCTATGGGGTCTGCTTTGGACCCCGAACGCAACTGGATTTATACCTATTCCGATCCCGATATGTACTGCGGTCTTTATCTCATGGTGGCCGATGTCGGCAAGTTCGTACCGCGACGGTGCCGGAAATGTTGGAAAGTTTGCGTGTCACCTCGTACGGTCGATGAGCTTTTCAAACTCTACACAATTCAGAAGGACGTAATGGTTCCGAGCAAGTGGCCCTGTAAGTGCGGTATCGATACCAGGGAATGGACTCCTAACCGTTACGGTGGTTTCTGGTACTGCACCAGTAAGGATATGGGCCTCAAACGCTACAAAACTGTAAGACGGCTTGTAACCAACGCAATCGGCCCTGATGTGCCGGTTATTCTAAAACGATACTGCACCGAGTACGAGCTTCAATTCGGTCCCACTGATCAATACCAGCCGCCGGAAGATGCCGATGAGGTAGAAGACGCCATAACAGCGGTTGTTGATTTCAAGGCCGGTGCAAGCCGGACAAACGAAACGCAGCCCGAGCATGTCAAGCGTCACATAATGGCGAAGTGGCTAAAATACGCTTGGTCGATTGGAGACTTAACCTGCATGGCTTTTAATAATAACGAACCCTTTTACAGGCCGCTTGTAACCTATCACCATGAGGCCGATGGAGGTGTTGAATGAGTACGAAATACCAGGCCACCGTTTCTTGTATTTATCACGGCAAGCGGTTCAAGGTGGGTGCCTTCCTTCCTGAAGGATGGGAACCCAACAAGCACTTCAAGCCGCTTGAGGTGGCCGAGAAAATTATCAAGGAAGACCGCGCAAGAAAGCTTGGAGTAAAGCCCAAGGTGAACAAAGCGGCCAAGAAGGCGGTACAGGCCAAGGCTGCGGCAATGAAAAACACCGCAGACCTTGAAGTTCCGGCTGATCCTCCCCTTAATTTCGTAGCGGCTACCGAAAAAGAATTTGACAAGTTCACCCGCCAGCAGCTTGCCGATCAGATATTGGATCAATTCGATGTTGGCCTTAACATCGATGGACGTTCAAAGGCCGATATCATCAAAAAAGGCATTGAAATAGCCCTGGAGAAAAAACAAGATGAAGGCTAAAACCTTACTCATTGCGGCCCTTGTGCTGCTCTTGGCGGCTCCATGTTTTGCGTCATGGTCAATTAGCGCGGCATCGATTGTTGACCGTTATAAAGACGATGTTGGTGAACATTCGCTTGTCAAGATGACAGTTGTGAGTGACGGATCAACGGGATCATTTGATACGGACGACCTACCAGCAGCGGTCTTGCAGGACTTCCGCGGGTACATCTATTGGATTGGTATTGATCCCGTAGGCACTTTGACCGCTGCGCCGCAGATCACCATAACAGATAAGTATGGCTTTACGCAGTTTGCCGATACAACGTCATTTAGCACATCATCGAGTATCAAGGTTACTGGTAATTCTTACGACGGTCAATATACCCATATCTCAGATGGTGATGTATTTAGCTGGAACGATATTGGTGACAATCTCGACAGCTTTTACCTTTACCTTGACCTTGTGAGGTAGGCCAATGGCGATAACAACAGCCAACCAGGTTGCCAATCTTGCTATGCGCCGACTCGGTGAGGCCGAGATAAGCGATATCATCAGCAGTCCTTCCACTTCTACAGAAGAGATCCTTAACGACATCTACGAGATTGAGCGCGACCTATTGCTTGGTGGGCCGCAGATAGATGTCGGACCAAATGATACAATTGGCCCTCATAACTGGACTTTCGCCAAGCGGCACATACAACTCGATCTTGGGTCAGGATTTGTCACAAATGAAGGCGAAGAGCAGACAATTACCGGGATAACGACAGAAGCACCTCCGGTTGTGACTCTTAGCACAGCACCCACGTTTGATGACAACTTTAATGTTCTCATTACAGATGTTTCCGGCATGACGCAGATAAATGGGAGAGTGGTAAGAGCCGTGAATATCGACACCGATGCCAAAACTTTTGAATGTTACGGCTTGGACTCTTCCAATTGGGATGCCTACACAAGCGGCGGTTCCGTTATCCGTCATGAAGTCCTTGATGCCTATTCAGGTGGCTGGGTATACAAGGTGCCTGCCGATTGCATACGTCCGATCAGGCTGGAACAGCGCAACGCCAGGTGGGAAATTATAGGACTTGCCCAGCGGGGAGGCACTTCATATGGATATGAAATGCTACTCACAGACCACGAAGACGCTAAAATGGTCTATATCGCATCCGTTACAGACGTTGCCACCATGAGCCTTGAGTTCTGTAAAGTATGGGCGGCGAAGCTCGCTTACGAGATATCGATTGCGCTTGCTAAAAAAGCGGCTGAAATCGAGACCATGTACAAGCTATTTCTAAACGATTACAGAATGGCGATATCGGTTGATATTCAGCGCCGTAAGCTTGGTTCCCTTGTTTACGATAACAACCGTCTAAAGTCCTACTGCGGATGGGCCTCTTAATGTTTAAACGTATATTCCTTCTCCTTCTGTTGGTTCCGACAGTTGCTTTTTCTGCTGATTACACCTTTGTTCAAAACAATTTCACGGCTGGTGAACTTAGCCCCAAGATTTACCAGGGAAGGTCCGATCTCGAGAAATATTACACCGGCGCTGAGACCATGCTAAATTTTGTGCCACTTCCACAGGGGGGCGTGGTGCGCCGGCCAGGTTGGGAATACATAGCCACCGCGAAGACATCAACGGGTGATGTCAGGCTGATACCGTTTATTTTTTCACCTTCCCAAGCCTATATAATAGAAGCCACAAACGGAACTTTCAGGTTTTTCTCGGATGGTGGACAAATTGTAAGCACTACATCAGAAGACAGTTTGTTGCTTCACATGGACGGCAAGGAAGGCGGCACGACATTCACCGACTCAGGAACCACAGGTCATACTGTAACGGCAAACGGCAACGCAAGAACGAACATTTATACAAAGAAATTTGGAACGGCATCAGGATACTTTGACGGCGTTGGTGATTATCTCTCTATTTCAGATCATGCAGATTTTGATTTTTCGAGCAATCAGTATTTTACTATAGACGCATGGGTAAACGTTCAGCAAGCGGCTGGTGCTGGCGTCCAAAGACCGATATATTATCAAGAAACAGATAACGACAACTACATATATTTTTATCTTTACACCACCACTAGCAATACATGGTCACTTAATTTCGAGATTAAGGAAGGCGGCACAAATGTTGTCTCTTTAGGCAGCAGCACCGCTCCTATAACTTCTGGAACATGGGCGCATGTCTGTATTACAAGAGGCGTAAACGATGTCTATTCCAACTGGCAGCTTTCCGTAAACGGTGTTCAAGTGGATTCTGACGTTGATACATCTGATCCGGCAAACTATACGGGTGATATCTTAATAGGGTCAGAAGCGAATGGTGGCGTTAATTATGCCTACCAGGGGTATATAGACGAGTTTCGAGTTGTAAATGGAGCGGCATCATACGAAGCGCCTTTTACCCCTCCATCTGCACCTTACACCGGAACCGGAACAGCTTATGAAATATCGTCCAATTATTCAGAGTCTTCTTTATCCACCATTCAATGGGCGCAGAGTTATGACGTTCTTTATATGGTTGACAAGGCAGTTGCACCTCAAAAGCTGACACGAACAGGCCATGCAAGTTGGAGCGTTGCGAATGTTTCTTTTACGGCGGCTCCTGGAGTATGGGGGGCTGGGGATTACCCGGGCGCGGTTACATTCTATCAGGATCATATGTATTACGCTGGATCGGTTGATTATCCGTCAAGAATATGGGTAAGCCAATTGTCATCTTATGACGACATGACAACCGGAACAGATGATGATGACGGCTTTGCCATAAACCTATTGTCAACATCAAGTGAATCAATCCGGTGGATGGTTCCGATGAGAAAGCTTATTATCGGAACAGACACTTCTATATGGTGGCTTTCAGGTGACACGCAGGACGCTATAACGCCAACCGCTAAGTCGGCAAGACGCGATATCTTTTATGGTGCTGCCTTTATTCCTCCCGTCCTTGTAGGTTCAACGCTTTTATTCGCTCAGTCTCCCGGCGAAAAGCTTAGAGACATACAATACGTTTGGGAAAATGACATACTAAAAGCGAAGGATTTAACGGTTTTATCAGACCACTTATTTAAGGATTACAAGATAGAGGAAATGGCCTACCAGGAAGTTCCCTATCAAACCCTATGGGTATTGAGGGAAGACCATCAGCTCGTCAGTTTGACCTATATGCCCGAGCATGAAGTTGTAGCATGGTCCCGACACGAGACAGACGGAGATATTATTTCTATCGCCGTAATACCTCACAATGGAGTTGACGAACTTTGGGCCGCTATTCGGCGCGATATAGATGGAACAAAATATACTTATATAGAGCGCATGGCCCCGTTTGACTTTGGTGATGACATAGCCGATGCGAAATATCTTGATTCCTTCCTTGTTTACGAAGGCGGTGCGGCCGGATCTGTTACGGGAGTTGATCACCTTGAAGGTGAGACTGTTACTGCTTACAGGAGCTATGATTATGTGTCTAAAACGGTTGATAGCGGAACTGTGAGCTTGCAGCCTGAAGGTGGACTCGGATACACATACACAAAGGCAGTTGTCGGTCTGCCTTATTATTCTGATTTAAAGACCATTTCACCTATTTCAAACGATACTAAGAAACGGATAACGCCTTTGACTACAAAGCGGTTCACAAGCCTGTCTGCTTTTGTTCGTGATTCCTATGGCGGTCAATACGGCATCGACAGTAGCCATCTATACGATTGGATAACCGGAACAACAACGAGCGCAGGGGAGTCAGGACTAATTGACGATAAGACGATATCGGCATCATGGGCGAGGCATCCGACTGTCTTTATTCGGACAAACGAACCTTATCCGCTTAACATCGATTCGGTAATGATCGAGATGGAGGTCGGAGACTGATGGCCGCAAGTTTCGGATACGCAGATGGAATTATGGCCCTTTCCTCTATCGTCGGATTGGGCTTTCAATTATCGGCGGCAAGAAGCGCAGAGAGGACCGCCGGCTACCAGGCCGACATTATCAGCTACAACACAAGGTATGTCGATGCCAAGGTTAAGTTAGATCAGGCCAGGATAGACCGGGAAACACGGCAGATAATAGGCGCACAAAGGGCTAAGACGGCGGCAAGCGGTATAATGCCGGATGTCGGCACTCCTTTAGAATTGCAAGAGGAAAGCCGGATAATGGCAGACATCGACAAGGCGCTTGTAAGGATATCAGGTGGCATGGAGAACCTTAACATCACCACCCAGTCGCTTCTTACCCGGGCCGGCGGTGCTTCCGAGGCCAGCCGGTATTATGGTGGTGCTGCTGCTACCTCGATTGATTACCTCGGCAACCTTCTCGAGAGACACGGTTCCTCTATTGGGAACTTTTTCAAGCCTAAAAGTACGCCACGCCCGGGCGGTTTCACTCGCAGCGATTTAAACGCAAT